ACTGATTTGAACATTAATTTTGCTTCTTCAAATCGTGCTGTGCTTCAGCCAATGGATCTTTACTTTGTAATGGAAACAAACACATTAGAGCCCGTAGTATACAAGCTACAAGATTCTGTTGTAAACGAAGCAACAATTACTTTTGACGTAGATGGTATCGCTACTATTGAGTGGTCAGGTTTCGCAAAAGATATCAAGGACTGGACAAGTAATACAATTCTGATTGAGAGTGGAGGAGCCGGTGACGTAGTTGCACTACCTGATCCAGCCGTAGATACGAAAATTTATTTAGATAATAACAATGATAATGCGTTTATCTACGGTAACGGTGCTACAAACGGGATTCCTGCAAAAGACGAAGGCGTTTCAGCTACAGATAACTTTATCCGTAACCGTCTGACTCAGCTTTCTGTTCAAGCGGTAGATCAGACTACTTTCCCAGGTGCAGGTGCAGGTGTATACAATCTTACACTGACTGGCGGAAGCATTACAGTCTCTAATAACATTGAATACTTAACTCCTGAAGAAATCGGTAAGGTTAACATTCCTCTTGAGAACGTAACAGGTGCTCGTTCTGTAACAGGCTCTTTTACTTGCTACATAAACTACGTAGATGGAGCTAATAGCGGCACTTCAACAGACTTCTTCCAAGACTTTAAGACTTCTGAAGCTCTTGATATTGTAACTAATCAGTTCGCACTGACATTCAATATTGGTGGAACTACAGGCAAGCGTTTGTCAGCAGTAATGTCTAAGGCTCACATTGAAATTCCTGTAACGAACATCGAAGACGTTATTTCATTCGAGACAACTTTCCACGGTCTCGGAACTGATATTTCAGCTACTGATGAAATAACTTTAGCCTACTTTGGTGCTTAATAATTAAAATAAGATAAACTTCTGAGCGGGCTACGGCCCGCTTTTTTATTGACCTTAAAAAAATAATTCTTGACATTTTACTCTCACTCAACTATAATTACACAATAGAATCTTCCCACGTATATAAAAGGACTAAAAATGAGTGATTCACCAATTTCTTTATCGAGTCTAATGACTCCAAGTAAAACAGTATCAATTGACTTTCCAGGATTTACTGGTATGGACATCAACTTGACCTACTTAGGTCGAGAAGAGCTTATTAAACTTCGCAAGCGTTGCGTAAGCACAAAATATGATAAGAGAACTCGCCAGCCTGAAGAAGTTCTCGATGAAGATAAGTTTTTGACAGAGTATTGTAAAGCAGTAATTAAAGGCTGGTCTGGCCTAAAATATCGTTACCTAGAAGAGCTTCTTTTGGTAGACGTATCAGAGCTTGACCCCGATGATGAGCTTCCTTTCACTCAGGAAAACGCTGAACTACTGATGAAGAACTCAACCACGTTTGATGGTTGGGTGACAGAAACAGTAGGTGATTTGGAAAATTTTACTGGGAGCAAATAGAGTCGATTCGCAGTTTACTGCGTAAGTATGTGCACGAGTCCGACTCAAAAGTAGATATAGATAAATATCTACTTATTTGCGAACAACTAGGTCAAGAACCTGACCCTACCAAAATGCCGCTCGAGCTTTCGGATTTTCCCGAAGAAGTTCAAGTGGCATTTTTTATGTTTAGTCTACTGCCAGATCACTGGGAAGGAATGTCTGGTAGTTACATGGGTAAATATTGGGACGGAATAGAGTATTATTTTAAACTCTACGAAGTCGACGAACCCAGAACAATTATGTACATTATGAAGATGTATGAAGGAATTATTGTAGAACACAAAGCTGAGCAAGCAGAACAACGACGTAAAGCGGAAGAAAGAAAAACGCAATCCGCAGGTGGGGGTAAATCTTATGCCCATAATGTGAAAGGCTAATGGCAAAAAACAAAATTACAATTGATGTAATGGTCAATGGCAAGATGGAAAAAGCCACTGTCAGCGCGAAAAAACTTCGTAAAGAGCTAAAAAACGCAGATCAAGCTCAGAACGATTTAAACACAAGCACCCGCAAAGGGTATCGTGCTTCGCAAGGCGCCGCTCAAAATACTTCTAACTCTACAAAAGCTTTCTCAAAACAGGCAGGGGTTGTTGGTGGTCTTGTTCCTATTTATGCAACTTTTGCAGCAAACGTCTTCGCAGTAAGTGCGGCTTTCGGTGTTTTAAGTAGAGCCGCCGCTGTAAGACAGCTAGAAACAAGTTTAACAAATATCGGTATTGCTGCAGGTAAGAATCTTCCTGCAGTTGCTCAAAATCTTCGAGATATTACAGGTGCCGCAATTTCTACAGAAGCCGCGCTTCGTGCGACTGCGATTGCAACAACATCTGGATTTAGCACATCTCAACTACAGGGCCTTACTAAAGTAGCAACGGGTGCATCAATTGCACTCGGTAGAAGCCTGCCCGACGCTCTTGATCGTCTTGTTCGAGGTACCGCAAAGCTTGAGCCAGAAATTCTAGACGAATTAGGTATTATTGTTCGACTTGACCAAGCAACTCGAGAGTATGCCGCAAGCCTTGGTAAAACTGCAGGACAGCTTACTCAGTTTGAACGTCAACAAGCTTTTTTAAACGCTACTATTACTCAGGGTTTGAGTAAGTATGAAAAGATTGCTCAAACAGTTGATCCAAACCCTTATGATCGACTCGCTGCAGCGTTCACAGACTTAACAAAAGCGAGTGTTGAATTTGTAAATAAAGGTCTCATTCCTATAATAGAGTTTTTGTCAGAAAGCCCTACTGCACTTTTTGGAGCTTTGGGACTATTAAGCACTACTATAGTCAGACAAATTATACCTACTGTATCTCAACTTTCTACATCTTCTGCTGCTGCATTTAGTAGCGCGGCTACAGCGGCTAAGATAAGTGCGATGAAAATTGAGAGCGATTATACTCGCGCTGCATCTAAAATTCAAACTCTTGACTTTTTACCTAGAGGATTTAAAACGGTGTCCAGTGCTATTAAGGCAGGAACCGCAAGCGCCGAACAATACAAAAAAGCAGTAAATAGCTTAAAAATAGCTGAAGGCAGAAGAACTGCAGAAATAAAGAAAACAGAGTTGGCAATAAGAAGCTTGAGTGGTTTTCAAAAACAGGCTTCTCAACAGTTCTTGCTTACTAAAAAAGCAGAACTCGCGGCAATTAAAGAGCAGCTTATAGCTACGCAGGAACTTCAGGCAATAGCTTCAAGAGGCGCTATAGGAACTGCAGGAGTTGTTGGCGGCGCAAGAACAAAAGCAAATGCAGATAAAAGAAGAGCAGTAGGTGCTCGGGTAGAGCGACAAACTTTAAATAAAATCGAAAAAGGGAGTGCTTTCGGATCTCTTGCCTCAGCCGCAGGAGGAATTGGACTTCTATTTTCGAACATAAAGAAAACTGAGGGAGCTATACCAAAATTTACAGAATCTTTAAAAAGTTTAGGAAGTGCGGGTAAGTTTGTAGGTGCTGTATTTGGAAGGTTGTTAGGCCCTGTAAGTTTAGCACTTATTGCTTTTTCATTTGCTTCTCCATTCATTGATAAGTTGATTGGTGCAAAAGATAAGTTAGGGAAAAAAGTAGAAAAAATCAATGAGTCTTTTGACGAGTCTACACGAATTGTAGTAGCCTTTAATAAAGAAATGAAGCAAGTAACTAATCCAGTTACTAAAGCTGCCCGACAACTGGAAGTTGCTGCAGGTATTACAGATACTACTGCAGGCGCTTTTGCCTCGCTGCAAGCAGAAGCAGAAAAAATACAGCTAGAAAAGCTGACAAAAGAGCTAGAGAAGCAAACAAAGGCACAAACAGACTTAACTTTTGCTCAAGAGAAGTATAATAATGCTCTAAAAACCGGAGAGTTCGTTAGCACAAAGAAAGGTAAGCTAGACGACGCACAAGAGGCTTTTGATAGCGTATCCACGAGTGTAAACGATTTAATCGAAAACTTTGGAAAAGTTGGTAAACTTGAAGCAACTCAAGTGTTAACGTCAAATATTGCTCAACTGCGGGGATCAGGAGCTTTTGAAACTTTCCCAGAATTAAAAACTCAATATGAAGGGCTATTAGAGAGTCTTGCACGAGCCCCAGAGAATGTAGACTTAGAGCAGTATATTAAAAAGGCAGAAGGGTTTAGTAAGCCTTGGAGAGAGTTAAAGTCTGCAATAGTATCGTCACAGGAGGCTTTAAGGCAGTTTGATGCTGCTAGTGCTAAACTTGCTGCTAAAGACCAAACACCTTTTTCTGCGGCAATTAAAGCTTCTCAAGATTTTACAAACGAAGTAGAAGTCGCAGTTGAAAAGTTAGGGAAAAAACTTGCGTCAGAAAAAGGTTTGCCCGACTATGCAATGAGAGCTTTTGGACTAACTGCAGGGTCTTTTGTTGGATTGGATCAATTAGAAGCCCAAATAAAAGGAGTCACTTCACAGGCTCGTTTCTATGAAGATGTTTTAGACGACGTAGCAAAAGGCTCTATAAAAACCGGGGATCAATTCCTTAAGGCACAAGAAAAATATAATAAACTACTTGTAGCAAACGAAGTTAAAATAATAAATGCAAAAACTTTGCTTGCGGAACAAGAAAATATACTAAAAAGAATTAATCGACTGTCTTCTTTAGGTAGTGGGTTTGCACAAATACAAATTGACCAAGAAAAAGAAGTTAAGAGACAAAGAATAGCCACTCTTGAAGCTACACAGTTATTAAATAAAAGTATCATAAAGGATGCGGACGCTTTAAAAGCTGTCAATGATGCCCTTCAATCACAAATTGATGGAATCACAAACGATATGAATGATGCGGCAAGAGAAGCGTATAGATTAGTTCAAGACGGCGTAAAAGCAGAAAAAGAAAAACTAGAGATTATAAGTAAGCAGCTGGAAGCTTCTAAAAACGCAAATGATTTAGCGAAACGAGAAGACTCTCTAGCTATTAAAAAGGCTGCTCGATTAAGAGGACGTGACAGAACCTCAGCATTTACAGCAGACGAAGATGCTTTAAGAGACCAGCTTGCTCTTTTAGAGAATGAGCGCAAGCGCAAAATGGATGCTGCTCAAGCAGAAGCAGATATGAGAAAAGCGCAAATTAAACTTGAGTTTGTTCTCTTAGATGCTAAATATAAATTCCTTGCTGCTTCCGCAAGACAACTTGCGACTGAACTAGAAGAAAAAGATCCTAAGTCTGCCGCTGCAAAAGGGTTAAGAAGTAATGCAGCTACGTTCGATGGTTTAGGCAAAAAGCTTGGAGTAGAAGTAACAGTTGGAGCAGCCGGAGGTCTTACAATTACGGATACAAAAGACGGCCTGCTTTCTCAATTACTTGGTCAAGTAGACACAGGAACAACACTAACATTAAGAGAAATAAACGAAGAGATTGAAGGAATCAAAACCAAGCTAGAAGACTTTGATACAGTAGAGATGGCGCTACAAGCAGGCTTCGATGCAATGAGCACGGGAATGAGCACTTTCTTTACAGATGTAATAAACGGAACAAAGTCTGTAAAAAATGCTTTCGGAGACTTAGCAATGAGTATTCTTCAATCAATACAAAAAGTTTTTGCGGATGCAGTTGCTCAAAAATTTGTCAAGTTTTTAGCAGGAAAAGCAGAAGGCGGGTTTTTTGAGAGGTTCTTTAAAAAGCCTGGATCAGGTGAAGAAAGTAGCCCTTCTACGCTTCCCACTGCGGCAGATGCAGCAATGCAAAGCTCTACTCCCGGCCCTGTAGCGGGCTCTAGTATTACAGGGAGTGGAGGTTTAGACGGTCTTGGACTAGGCACTAGCTCAGCAAACCCTGTGTATGTTACAATGGCACAAGATATTCTAGAAGGTGCAGGAGTATCTAGTGACCCTGCAGCAGGGGATGCTCCACCCGGCGTTGCTTCAGCCGCCGATGCTACAAAAGAAAATACCGAGGCTACTGAAGGTTTAACAATGGAAACCGTAAAAAGCGGACTTCAAACAGCTTCTGCAGTTACTGCAGGTCTTGCTACTGTTGCAGCATTAACCGGCAACGAAAAAGCAGCAAAAGCACTTGCAATAGTTACTGCACTTCTTCAAACTGCGGTTCTTGCTCTAACTCTTATAATGGAAAAAGAGCAAATTGCGAAGTTCTTTGGTTTTGGTCGTAATGGAGGTATATTTGATGGGTCTGGTAAAAATATAGCAGGCTATTCTACAGGAGGAATCGCAAGAGGTTCTCAAAGTGGATATCCTGCGTTGCTTCACGGAACAGAAGCAGTAGTTCCTCTGCCCAACGGCAAGTCTATTCCTGTCGAGATGGCGGGCGGTGGCGGAATGCAACAAAATAACGTAAGTGTAAATGTTGTAATGAATAGCGACGGAACTTCTAGCCAAGATAGCCAGCAGGACGGAAGACAAGCCGCACAATTAGGAAAGAATATTTCAATGGCAGTTCAGGAAGAAATCAGAAAACAAAAACGCAACGGCGGGATGCTTAGCCCGTATGGATCAGCATAATGGCTACTTACTCAATAACAATTAGAAGAGATGAAGTATCTAACGATACAACTTTTTATACAAATATAACAGACACTACACTGCTTGATTCCGTATTTGGAAATACAGGTCTGGGAAGTGATACTGTAGAGTATGGGTTTGACAGAGGTATTGGACGTCAAGTAGAGCACACAGCTTTTGTTGCAAAGTTTGGTGATGGGTATGAGCAGAGAGTTCGTTATGGAATAAACTCAAAGCAAGAAAATATTGCTGTGAACTTTAACAATAGAAATGCAGACGACATAGAAGTTTTATCGGCTTTTCTAGATAATAAAACGGGTGCAAATTTTGACATTGTTTTAAACGGCGAAACAATAAAAGTTGCCACAGAAACTTATAATATTGCGTATACACAAGATGCAATACACTCACTATCTACCACACTTAGAAGAGTATACGAGCCTTAATCATGACCGATTTAATAGATACAGTTCAGCTTCAGTCAATTAACGATAGCCTAGTGGAGTTTTTTGAAATAACCCTGCCAGGCTCTACGTCTATTGATTTACGTTTAGTTTCTGGACTTGACGATGGTTCCGCAAACATTTATTTTCCTACTGCAGACGGCACGGCCCTTAATGAGTATGTTGCTATTCCTATAGAGATGACAGGTATAGAAATACAATCTGATGGAGCACAAAATCGACCGCTACTCAATATAGCAAATCTTGTTAGCTTAGGTAGATCAATTGCAAACAATTCTGATGGAACAGACGACGAAGAAACATGGCAAGGCATCTTAGAGGCCAACGGAGTTGCAAAAGCAGAAGATATTTTAGGCTCAAGAGTAAACTACAGAAGAACCCTATATAAAAATACATATAGACAGGCCGACGTTGCTGGGTGGAGCACTACTCTACCTGTAGAGTTTCCAAAATCAACTTTCGTGCTTGAAAGAATTAAATCAGAGTCTCCTGTGTTAGTGTCTTACGAATTAGTATCTCCTTTTGATTTGGAGAGAGTCAAACTCCCTTCAAGAATAGTTATAGGAAAGTATTGCCCTTGGAAATATCAAGGAATTGCAATTGATGGTCATGAAGGCTCGGGGTGCACTTACTCAAACACAAATGACCAAACTACTTTTTTCGATATAGACGATAATGAAATTACAGGAATTACTAACGGGTATACAGCTCAGCAGTCTTACCCAGTAGGCACAAAAATTAAGTTTCCAACTACAGGATTTGTAAAAATATGGGAATCAATAAAAAACCCTAGTGGAGCTACTGCAGCACCTACAGAAGGAAGTAGATATTGGAAGCGTATAGATGTATGTGGTAAGACGTTGAACTCTTGTAAAGTTCGATACCAAGGAGTAGACACAAACGGAGACCCTTTAACACGGGTTACTCCTTTACCCTTTGGAGGGTTCCCAGGAACTAGAAAGTTTAAGTGATATACGAAATAGAAGAGCACTTTAAAAAAGAATACCCAAGAGAAGGATGTGGCGTAGTAGCGTTAGTAAAAGGTAAAAAGACTTGGTTTCCCTGCACAAATATTGCAGAAGATGATAATGACTTTATAATATCACACAAAGAATATTTAGATATTAGAAAAAAATACGATATTATTGCAATAGTGCACAGCCATGTTGACCAGAGTAACGAGCCTTCAGAACATGACATAAATAGCTGCAACGCTCTTGGAATACCTTATCATATTTACTCTTATCCAGAAATGGATTTAAATATTCTAGACCCAAAAAAGAATTTTTATCCGTTAATCGGCAGAGAGTATGACTTCGGTATAAAAGACTGTTTCGAAGCAATGAGAGACTGGCTAGCACAAGAAGGAATTAATATTCCTCCTAGAGAACCTTTTGAAGAAGGTTTTTACGAAAAACAATTAGACTACTTCTCAGAAGAGTATATTAAAAACTGGAACCATAGAAAAGTAGAAGGCACTCCTCAGAAAAATGATGTTTTAATTTTTCAATTAGAGTCAGAAGTGCCTAATCATTGCGGAGTCTACCTAGGGGATGAAATATTCTTTCATCACGCACTATATAGACTCTCTTGCAGAGAGAATTTACATCCATTTTGGATAAAGCATTTAGTAGGAATATATAGACATGAAGCGTAAGATTTATCTTGATGGAGAACTCGGGGAAAAGTTCGGTAAAGTTTTAACTCTCGATGCTCAGAGCTTTAAAGACGTGTTTAGGGCTATTGACTCACAAAGACCAGAGTTTCGAGCTTATCTTGCGGAGTGCCACGAAAAAAAGATCGGGTTTATAATGCACGTAGAAGACTCGCCTCTTACTATGGACGAAGAACTTCTTATGAATTTTGGAGAAGGAGATATGTATATTTCTCCTGTCCCCGAGGGTTCCGGAAACGCTATTCGAGGAGTTCTTAAAATTGTCGCAGCAGCAGTATTAGCTTTTGTAATTATACCCGCTATGGGTTTATCAGGCGGCTGGCTTTATGCTGCTTACGGAGTTGCTAGCGGTCTTGCTATGTCAGGGCTTGCTGATTTAATGGCTCCTGATCCCGCAACGGATGTAGAAAACGACTCTCGGCCAGACGCAAGTTATTTGTTTCAAGGCTCAGGTCAAACAATTTTAGAAGGTGACCCAGTTCCTCTACTATATGGTAGACTACGAATTCCGGGTAGGCTAATTGACTTTGATGTAAGAAACAAAAACTCTCAATTTGCTGAAATCGGATTTGGAATCTCAAGTGAAGGCACTGATATAACTCCTGATCCGGGTAATGATGATCAAAACCCCGGAGGCCCAAGTGAAACGCCTCCGAACCCTCTTCCCAGTCAGCCGAGCTTTCCTGCACTGCCTGGACAGGATCAATCAATCAACATTGGCACAAGCACTACTCCAATTATCGTATTTAACCCCTCCACAGCATTAGGTAATTTATAAGGAAGATACATTATGTTTATGACGGATTTTAATTTTAATGAGTCTTCTTTCTTCAATACAAGTTCTGGTAACGGGTATTCTACGTCTCAAAGAATACAAATGGTCGAAGCTCTTTGTGAGGGACCTGTTTGGGGCTTAACAGAGGGAAGTGCTTCTGTATACTTTAACAACACTCGAGCAATTGACCCTGCTGATGCTGTATTTTTTGAAAACAGAGATGTTTCTGATGAAAACGACTCTGGGGCTTTTCAGTTCCAAGGGGAAATTACTTTTAGTGGTTCGAGTCGAACGGGAACTTTATCTGCAAATGCTCCAGAAGAGGCAATCGGAGAATATACTTCTTCAAATGGTTGTACTTTAACTGTTCAAATTGCAGAAGTAGATAATGTAACAATTTCTAACATTACTTATGCCGGAGGAGCCAACAATAATTTACAGTTTATGTGGACAGCTACACTTACGTCCGCTGCATTTAATGGAACTCTTGGAACTGCCGGCTTCACTGCATACAATACTTTTACAACTTATCTACTTGATGCAGCAGGTAATACGCTTCTTGGAACTGTAGTAGATAATGGTGACGGAACAGCTAACTTAGTTTATTTCTCTCCTGTACAAACTTTCACAAATAATCAAAGTATTTCGGTAAAATTTGATGTAAACGTTGCCGTAGAAGAAATAACACAAACAGAGGTTACTCTTTTAAATCTAGGCAATCCTGATGCAGGAACTTATAGATACAGTATAACTAAAAGAAACTCAGCAACCATCGTAGGAATAAATCCAGATCTGGAAGAGGGTAAGACTGCAAATTTAAATGTACAATTTGTTAATGGTTCTGCGGTTCAAAACATTATACAAACTTGGGGAGGTGCTGGAGGCGGTATTAACATCCCTGTAAGTTCTCAGCCTGCCACAACTCTCCTGAAGCAACTGCAATCCTCTGTAGCTAGTACAGAAGGACTTACTTTATTTTCTACCGATGGATACTCTGCTGACGAGGGAAGAAGCAACGCCGATGATGGCGCAACTTCTGCTGTATTTATTACTTCAGGATTATTTCCTGCGGAACAGCAAGACTTAATTCGACAGCAAGGCGATATAATTAGCTTTGAAATAAAGTATGGAAGACTCCAATCTATTAACAAAGAGGACGGGGAAGAGCATAATAATACAGCAATTTATGCCGTTGACATCGCTTTCGAGGATACGCAAGGAGCCGGCTTTGGGCCTTACGAGTCCGTATTTGGAAATGTTGTCCATACCGCTAATTTTGGAGCGCAACTTTCTTGGCAGCATTTTGTAGACCTAGGAGAGTTTAGAAAGCAGCGTAACGGGTTTCACGATTTTAAAATACGAATTGCTCGTCTTACTCGACATATTGACCAAGCCGTGGGCGCAACGGGAGCAGATAAGTCTGGCGAAGATGCAGATTATCAGCAAGGAGATAGCACTTCTTCAGTTACTAGTATTATTGGAACTGTAAAAGACAATCTCTACTATCCTTATACTGCCGTCTCTGGAATTAGTTTCGATTCTCGTCAGTTCAACAGAATTCCTAAACTCAGCTATGATATGCGAGGTAAGCTCGTAAAAGTTCCTACGTCATACACTCCTCGAGAGTATACAGAAAATGGTATTGCAGTATACGCAGACTGGTGGGAAGGAGATTTCAAAGATCAGTTACAGTTTACTGATAATCCTGCGTGGGTGTTTTACGATATTCTTACTAATAAGCGATATGGTCTTGGGGAGTATATTGACCCTGATTTAGATATTGATAAGTATGCACTATATCGTGTTGCTCGATACTGTGATGAGCTTGTAGACGACGGTAATGGCGGAACAGAGCCACGATTTAGAGCAAATCTCTTCCTTACAAAAGCAGAAGAAGCATATAAAGTCTTAAAAGACATGGCAACTATCTTTAGAGGAATACTCTATTGGATGGATAGCCAACTTACTGCAATTTTAGATGCTCCTGCCGACCCTGTGTATACGTTTACCAAAGGTAATGTAATTGACGGGGCTTTCTCATATCAAACGGCAGGAAATAGAACAAAAGCAAACCAAGCCATTGTAACTTGGAATGACCCAGACTTAGACTATAGACCTGTTCCCTTAATTGTAGAAGATCGAAATGATATTGTAAAATCAGGTCGGGTTAATAAAATAAACTCTGTTGCGTTCGGTTGCACATCTGAAGGACAAGCAATTCGTTACGGTCGATGGAAGCTATGGACTGCACAAAACCAGACAGAAGTTATTAGCTTTAAAACTGCTCTTTCTGCACTCTATCTACGTCCCGGTGACATTATCAATGTTCAAGATGCAGACAGATTCGGAAAGGTTTTAAGCGGTAGAACTTCGTCATCTACAAGTAACACAATTACTCTTGACCGAACTATTGAACTTGTTTCTGGAGCAACTTATACTCTAAATACTTTAGTTACAGAACCGGCTGCATATAATATTGGTAACACTATTACTGTAAGCGGCGGCGGCACTTTTGAAAAAGGCGAAAAAGTAACTCAAGCCTATGTTGACACAGACGAAAGTGATACTACTGCAGGAAGAACTCTGCGTGACATAAACACAGTAGAACGTGCTTCTAATGCTTGGACCGCCGCTACTGGTGGTGAATTAATTTCTCTATCTTGGAAGCCCTACACACACGTAGAAGAGCATACAGTATCTACTAGTTCTGGACAATCAACCAACTCTTTGACAATTAGCGGAACTTTTACGGTTAATCCTCCCGCAAATACAGTATGGGCGCTTAGAGAAACTCTTGATAATCTTGAGACTTACGACTCAACACGCCAGTATAGAGTCTTAGGTATTTCTCAAGAAGAAGAGAATACTTTTGGTATCTCTGCGGTAGAATACTATCCTGAGAAATACTTGGCAGTAGAAGTAGACTATGAGCTTGGACAAGTTCCAGATAATATATTCCCTGGAGAGCTGCTCTCTCCTCCCTGCCAGTATTTAATTAGTAGAGAAGTAGACAATACAAATTCAAGAACTCGTAAGGTTACTTTGTTTTGGGAACCGCCAGCAGATTTTGACTACATAGACTACTATGAGCTAAAGCACAATATTCCAAATGTGCCTAGCCCTCTTATTGTAAGCAAAGGGGAGAGATCTTACGAATTTTCTTCTTTGCCCGAAGGACAATACAGATTTTCTGTACGCATTATAACTAATCGAGGAAATAGATCTCCTTATGTGAGAACTTTCCATCAAACAGGTCTTGATAACCCTACAGATGCAAAGAAAATTGGTGAGATATATGCTGGAGGCTCTGCAACCGCTTCTTCAAGCATTGCTGACTTAGTTAGTGGAGGCCAACGTTTCCAGTTTGAAAAGCAAACAGTTACTTTAGCACCTCCTCAATCTTTAGGAAAACTTTCTACAAATAATCCAACCAATTCCTCTTCGATTAGTCAAGGATTACAAGCACTCGCAGGGGCGGCTTATGTTACTACATCCACAACGACACAAGCGATTAGCACAGGAAGCAAGACATTTACTCTAGGCTCTTCAAATGCATTATATGAGCTAGGAACGGAGTTAAAAGCTACGAGCGACTCAAATAGTAATAACTATTTGATTGGTACTGTTACAAATGTTAGCGGCACTTCTCTCACTATAAACGTATCTCTTGCAAATGGCTCAGGAAGTGCAAGCGACTGGACAATTACTAGAAATGGTTATAGTTCAACAGACTGGGCGTGGGAAAAAACTACAGATACAACTCCTCAACCTTTAGGCTACATTATGGTTGACTTTGATCAATTTGATGATGGAGCAGTTGATCCTCTAAAGTTAGTTTCTCGAAGAATTGATTCCAGCACTGGACTGTATATGTTTGAGGATACCGCATTTAGCGATCCTTGGGTAAATATAACTGGCACTTGCACTATTACTGGCACTACTTCAAAAGTTGTGGGCACAGGAACTGCATTTACTACTGACTTAGAAGTAGGTTCTTTTGTGCGCTTCCAAAACGGAGCGGGCGCAAGAGTAACTTTTATTCGTAATGATACAGAAATGTATATTGACTCAGTATTCCCTGACAACACTATTACTAATGAGAGCACTCAAAAGAACCGCCTAAGCTTAAGCAGATCAGAAGACTTTTTATTAGGTGCAGTATCCTTTACGTCTGATGGAACAATTAGTTTTGACCAATTCTACACAATCTCTAATCTTGCTTCTCAACGTCAATTAGTTCTTGATTCTGATACAGCTTATTTGCTTTACAACGATCTAAACGAAGCAGATCAACAGCCCCCAACTATTAACGTAAAAGCTTTGGCTATAGGATACGAAGAACCTGAGTTTAAGCTGGAGTGGACAAGCACAGACCTTAATGGAACTGAAGACACAGACTTCCAAGCAGCAAACTATCCTACTACTGCTATAGTTGGCGGGTTTAAGCAGGAATACGAAAAAAATATCTTTACGGAAGTAAGCCAAGCCGCTTCTGACAATATTCAATACGGCGACGGAACTGCAATAACCATTACAGCTACAGTTCGAGA